GTGGTGACATGGACGCTATGTGACAGTGTACAAACCGCCACATTGCAAGTCGCCAAGGACCAGGTGTTCGCTACAATATGAACATACACAAGGGAATCACACCATGATCAACACAACACTGACTGCAGAGAAAATAGAGGACTACACAGTAATGCTGTGTGATGCTCTCTACATGAACTTCAAGGAGTACAACATTCGTGCTCATCAGCGTTCCATCAATCAGGGTGAGGACAGCACTGGTTACCATGCCGAAAGAATTCAACACATCAAAGAGAATGGTGCTGACATTGAGTTCTATATCAAGAAAGGCAAGCGTTACCTCAAAGTCATCATGAAGGACAGTGGTAGTTCACAGAGCGTCCATGCCTTCGTTGATCGTGAGACAGGTGATGTGTACAAACCAGCAGGATGGAAAGGTCCTGCTAAGATTGCTCGCTACTCTCTGTTGCAAGACAGTGACCGTGAGTGGTTATACTCACACGCTGACTGGTCTGGTGGTTACCTGTATATCCGATGAAAACTAAGAATCTGGACAACATTCCACTTGGGACATGTGTATGTTCCAAGTGTGGGGAACGTAAATCTAACATTGAGTACACATGGTATGGCAATAGGTTTACCAAGGATGGTAAGCGTCTACGTGTCAATACTATTTGTACCACTTGTAGCACTCGTACTGCTAAAGAACTTGCTGCTATCAAGAGAAGGATAGGTAAACTAAATCCACGTCCTGCATATGGTGAAAACTGTGCCATATGTGATAAACCAGTTTATAAGAACAAAGCATCTGTACCTGATGGTGTAGATGGTACATGGGGATGGCAGTGTGACCATTGTCATGAAACTGGACAGTTCAGAGGATGGTTGTGTAAGAAGTGCAACACGGGATTAGGAGCACTAGGTGATGATCTAGAGTCCATTCTACGTGCCGTACAGTATCTTGCTCAACAAGATGACCTAGAGATATACACTGTGTGGAACGGTGGTAAGAGTAGAATTGCATCTAAAGTCAACAAAGAGTATCTCAAACGCGGAGAATAAATACACATGCTTGACAAATTCGTCATCTTACCTTAAACTTCATTCGTTCACGAATTTCCACTATGTACAGCACTACTACTATTGTTGATCGTTCTGTCTACTACGTAGAAGAGATCGGTTATGAGTCCGCTTTTGAGTGTGACCATGATGAAGAAGGATGGTATGTTGAACTATCTTTCAGCGATGGTGGTTATGATGTGTACGGACCATATCATTCTAAAGAGGAAGCATCCAATGTTTTTTGATTCTACTTACGACCTATTTGATGAGAAGGCAGCAGAAGAAGCACATAAGTGTGCTATGGAACTAGAAAAGCGTGCTGCCGAATTAGAAGTGACAGTTGACTATTTTATTGAGGAATTTGACATTGATGAATTCGAGATTTGATCTCACTCCCCAGGAAGTACAAATCCTGATGGCGTCAATGCAGTGCATGACAAAGAGTGAAGAGGCACATGCAGGACCACAGAAAGTGGTTTCACGCCTCTATAATAAATTGTATACTCGACATGAGTACCTCCTTCGACTCCAACAAGATTATGAACCCGACATTTGATCAAGACATGGTGTTTGCACCTCTTCCCATGAAGAAACCAGCAGCACCAACGATGCAATCGCATCGGGACAGTAAGCACACATGGAAACTGGTATTGCACAAGGACAATGGTGATAAACTCATCAGGTTCTGCAGCACCAAGAAACATGCACTTGCTGTGGGTCGAGCAGTACACAATGCTAAGACCCGCCCAACTAAAATGTTTAGCGTAACGAAAGCATGAAAATACAAGGAGATAGTACGCAGGGTTCTTATATCTGGAACCCTCGTAAAGAAATTGAGTACATTAAGAAAGCACTCAAGCAAGATCATCTGTACAATGAAGCAGAGATTAGACATCTCAAGTCACGACTACGTGATATGTACATTGTCAACAAACAAATGAAGAGAGGACCAGGTTTTGGCAGAGCATCCTGAAATTGCTGAACATGAATGGATTGATGATTGTTTCCGTGTATGGGAGACAAGATTTGGTCTATGGCAGTCAGAAACAAAAGAAGGACGTAGTATGTTAACTGGTCTTCATAGAGACAATGTTATTATGATGACTCGATGGCACCTCAAGTGTGAACAAGAGGGTTGGCCAGAGGGATCTGTTCGTGTGCTTGATGTAGACCCAGCAGTAGAACTATGACTGAAAACAACCAACCAAAGCAAGAGGTAGAAACACAAACTACCATCTTACAAAAGAAAGCAGGAACATATGTTGTTCCTAAAGGCAACGCCACACCACAGAAGGGATGGCGTACAGACAATGCACTATCGGATTGAACCATGCCAAAGAAACAACGAATCGATTCCAAAGGCAACACATGGGAGTGGGATGAAACTCCTGAAACTAAGAAAGCATTAAGAAAGTTGCACGATTCCATTGAACGTGCTAAACTTAAGCGAGAGGACGATCATAAGGGATACGATACGTATTCCAAATAATGCTCTCAGACCCCTCTACAATCCCCTACAACACGCTTCTATCCCACATTATGTACGAAGACATCACTAGCGAAACATTTCAAGCAGATGGTGAGTTCTGGGAGAGTATTTCTCTTCCTTGGGACGACTATGACGATTATCTACCAAAAAAGGAACTAAATACTGATTCCAATATGGAGTATAATCAATTCAATGAACTTCCCGAAGAGTACGATGTATAATTTGGAGAATGACCATGCATGTGTAATCCGAAACCTTTTACATAATGAACGATTACAGTATGAATATGCAGATCACAAGGGCAAAGACGCTGCATATTACAAAACCATCAGCGAAGCAATCGCACGAATGGAACACCCTGAAGAATATATCAACCCTGAAAGTGGGGGACCTAGTGATGTATGAGAATTCCTTTGCTGTGGTCACTTTTACTGATCAATTGTATTGTGTCATTACAAAGGAAGGTATGCAATATGGTATCGTTATCTACCCACAATTCGTACACCGTGTCAAACAACTCCTACCTAGATGAACTCGATGACTACTACCCCAAATTTTTATCAGGTGAACTATCTGTTAAGGAACAAGTGGATTTTATCCAAACTGTCATTGATCTTGATCTCCAGAAAAGGTATGACTTACACTACATGTGTAAATACTTCATACTTGAAGGATTCTGTTACGACGTAAATATAGGAGACACATGACAAACTCTGTACCATCAGCATATTATACTACTGTATCAAGAGGACAGGTACAACTACGCTCCTCTTCACGTAGTGGTGTAATACAAACATTTGGTTCTAACATTGCAACTGCAATTGTACAAGGTGATCAGATAGTAGCAACCAGTGACAAAGGTGTCACATACATCTATCAGATCGCTAACAACTACGCTATACTTAAGAAGACCTTTTGGAGATGACTAATGAAGTATGTTGTTCTATTTCAACGACCTGGTAGAGTAGCAAACATGGATGAATGGTTTGATACGAAACAGGAAGCGGAAAAGAGGTGTGAAGAACTGAAAGACATGTTCGATTGGTTGTATGAAAGGAACAATAGAAGTGGTGGACCATGTGATGTATGGGTAGAGGAAAAGGTATGAACTAACTTTTCCACAGTGTAACTGAAAATGTTTTTATGTTAAAATAAATATACTTACGTTTTCCACAAGGTTGTTGAAAACTTTGTAAATGCTGTGAGTTCTTGTGGTCTTAGCACGCTCGCACCCATTTGTCAAGTTTCCACAGACACTTGTAAAACTGGCACATCTCGGAGTTTTCCACAGGAATCTCAAAAATTGTGGAAAACTGTGGTTTTCTGAGAAAAGTGAGAATCTTGACAAAATCTGCAGTTTCTGACATACTTGACAGAACTGGCAGAATGCGCTAGAATAACTCTGTTAAGGTTGATAGATATACTATAGGTAGCTTAGAGAGCTTTGGAGTACTTTATAGTAAAGAAGCAGCATGAAGAGATATTGGTGTGGTATCCTCCTATTAGAGGATTCAGACAGATTATTCCACAACCATACTTTTCTGTAGAACTGGCAAATCGCGTCAGAAGACGTATGTGCCGACCAATTGGTAGATATAATCCAGATTTTGTAAAAGTTGTCAGTAGAGAACAATTAGTACAATTACTGGAAAAGTCACCAGATTGGACAAAAAAATACAAACCTGCCACCTTTATTAGAGGAGAGAACTTCTCTGACAAGGGTGAGATTCGTGGTGCCAACTATAATGATAAAGGGCACACTGAAGTAGGTAGTATAGGTTGGATGAAGTATACAGATAGATTATATAACAACAGGCGTCTGGATATTAAACCAAAGGACAGTTAGTAAAGTGTCCAAGCAGAGGAGGGTATCCCTCAGCGATTGTGAATGTGAGCAACCTCTGCTTATATTCATAGTATAACCGACTGGCGTCCCGATGGGGCAGGTGGTGGACAGTTTGGAAAGTGTCACAGAGTGGTTGACAAGGAGTGAAATCTGATGTATATTAGATGTGTTGAGTTAATTAACACATTTTTTATGAACATCGAATTTTCTTCTTCTTCCATGCTGCAATCTCCGATTGTTGTTGACACCGAAGCAAATACTGCAGTGCTGACATACAAGAACAGCGGCAAGGATTACACTTATGCAATTGATAACACCTTCGTGCAAGATCTGCAGGAAACTATCACCAACGAGCAGAGCGTAGGTAAGTTTATTATTGCAGCAAGAGCAGACAAGCGTCTGACTGAAGTGACAGTTTAATAACTGTCCACTAGGGGTTGCCATGGGTGACCCCACCCCTTATAATAAGATCAGTTCAAACAAAACACTATGGGTACACGTTCAAGAATCGGTCTAGCACTTGCTACTGATCACATTGTTTCAGTATACTGTCATTATGACGGTTACATTCAACATAACGGACGTAAACTTGTAGAGAATTATAACACTCAAGAACTGGTTGAAGATCTCATCAATGGGGGTGATATGTCATGCCTTCATAGTATTCATTTCTGGGATTCAGCACCACTTAAGCAAGTGATTGTTAACCCCGATGGTTCAAAGACCGTGGATTACATGAGGGATGATGATGAAAACTGGGTTTATTCTCCAGTGAAAAGTGAACCCGCTCCACTGTATTATAGTGAGAGAGGAGAATCAGCACCTCCAAAGTTCAGCAACTTTGATGAGTTTATTTCTGGCAATTGTGGTGAGGAATGGTGTTACTTATTCACCCCTGGTAGAGGTTGGCAATGTTGGCAACTTGGATGGGGTGACACTAACACTCAAGAATGGGACTTCATCACAGAGGAACCATCACAAGAATTGTCAACTGATACTATGACAGTTTAAGAGGTGGCACAGGGGGGATGGCACGATCCACCCCTCTGTTTTATAATGTGTGCATGGATAAAGAAACCATGAACGACAAACAACTCATCTTCCTACGTGAGCAACTGCAGGAGACCCTCTGTTGCTGGCGTGATGCAAACGACCTTCCCGATCACGTGGATGAAGAATTGTGTGACATCGTGTTGCAATGCTTCATAGAAGCAAGCGAGTGTGACAGTGTAGAAACTGTCCCTGACTAGTTGCAGGGTACGGTTCATCCTGTTATATTATGATCATGAGCAACACAAACACCATGACTGACACAAAGAACATCCTCGCCATGTACATGCAGGCAACCCCTGTTGATACTCAAGAGGGTACGGTATGGTATAACAATGCCCACAAGATCTGCAAGGGTCTAAGTGACAAATACAAAATGCCACTTTCTACAGTGGTTGGCGTTGTATCTGCTCTCAGTCCTAACAACAAATGGGACAGAAACATTCTTGACGCTGAGCAAATGATTCGTGCCTATGCTCTAGGATATGACTATCCTAAAGTTTGCACATTCACTAGCAACAAAGACAAGGCAATGACTATCCTAGAATGTGAAATTGATTCTAGCGATAACATTTGTGCCATTCTCAAGGGTAACAAAACTATTGCATTCTTCCGAGGTATACTTACTGACGGGCAATGTGATGAAATTACTGTTGACGGTCACGCCTTCAATATCTGGCGTGGTATGTACACTTCACTCAATGAGGTTCCCGCTATCAGCAACAAACTCTACAAGGCAATTAGTGACGCTTACCGTCAGGCGGCAGTTACTATCAACGAAATTGAAAACACAAACTATTCACCCGCCCAGATTCAAGCGATCACATGGGTTACCCATCGGCGTGTGAATGGAGTTGTTAAGTGACTTCTTTGCTAACCCTAATCCTCGCCCTTGTTATTATCTTGGGCGGGGTTGAGTTTGCCTATTTTTTACTAGTTCAGTTTCTATCACTATTTGTTCGCAAGTAGACAGTTGACATAGTGGCACACACCCCGTTGCCATGGGTCGCTGATCCGCTATAATTAAAGCATGAACAAAACAAAGATGATCAAATCAGCAGACGGCATGTTCTTCCATAACGAGAACCCGTCACCCATCGTGCAAGCGGCAATGGACAGCATCCGCCAGCAGATGGCAGCAGAGACCGCCTATCGTGAGCGGGTCCGTCAGGGTCTAGAACCTGCACCACGTACCCAGAACTGGGGAACCTGGAACATCAGCGACCGCCACTAAGGCGGTCTTTTTTTTGCCCTGCCTTCCCTATTTTGGGCTCTACCTTCATTCTAGCACAAGGTGGGGAACTATGGGGGACAGAGTGTGCCACTTTGCAAACTGGTCACATACCCCTTGGCACTGCTTCCCATGCTGCTATAATAAGTACATAACAAACAAAGCAACATCATGAACGGTTGGGCAAACTACGAAACTTGGAACGCTTCCCTCTGGATCGGCAACGATGAGTTTCTATACAACACCGCTAAGGCGTGTGTGACATACGTGGGCGACAATGAGACCCCATGGGATAAGTTCGTGCGCTGCATGACAGAGGGCATGATCGGACGCTTCATGGGTGAGACAGGCGATGGCGTCAAGTGGAACGACTCAGCGATCAACGCTGACGAGATGAACGCCATGATGGTCGAACTCTAAACTGTCCACTAGGGGGGTGACATCACCCCTCGAACCTCTATAATATAAACAAGCAACACAACAGACCATGGCAACAGCAGATTTCGCAGTTCAACCCGCATCCTTCGGCAAGTTCGATGAGTGGGGTTGCGACTGGGCGACAGACATCAACCACGCCTATCGCCTCGCTGCCACCTATGGAGAGGATGCCGTCATCTGGCGCTGTCCCCACCAGGGCACGCCAATGGCGTGGGTCCGTGTTAACATGAACGAAACCATCACCACAAAATGAAAACTCTTCTCATCGCTGTCTTTGCTCTCACCGTTGGCGTTGCCTATGGCGACTATTTCATCGAAGGCATCCGAGCAGGTGCCGACCTGATCGAGCAGCAACGCCAATCCTGAAACTGTCCATTGGCCGCGGCGGATAGACACCGCCCCGCCTATAATAAACAAGTCAACCAAAACGACACCATGCCTATCTCTGACGCCTATCTGATGGATCTCCAGATCGAAGATCTGATGTATGATCAAATCGATGCTCAAGAGTTGGAGGACTGCGACCTTCCCGACTGGTTCACCGCTGACGATGATCAGGAACTGGAAGCGTTCTCCCTTGAGTGCGCCTTCGGACCAGAGGAGTGACAATCCAGGAAGTGGCACACCACCACTTCCCCCCCTGCGCTCAGGCGCTATAATAAGTACATAACAAACAAACACTTCATCATGACAAAGAACGAATCCTTCCAAGCAGCACGCAACGTGATCACAGGCAAGCGTGGAGACATCACCCGCAAGGGTCTGCAGACCGCCGCCATGGCGATGGGTCGCTCACGTGAGCAGGTAGACAAGGCAAGCACCATGCGTCTTGCATTCTGGGCATCAGTTGGCAAATCCTGCATCTGATGCTAGAATCTCGGGGAGGGCAACGCCTCCCCTTTCTGTTTACAAATTCAACTTTCCAAATGTTCAACTTCCTAGAGAAAATCACAGGCAACGTAAGATTTTACGTTTCACGCCCTAGCAGTGCCTTACTCGGCATCGAGTTCTATCCACTAACTGGAACCGCCTATTGTGATTGGAAATCAGGCAGTGAATCGCAGCATAAGTGTAAGAAACGCCACATGCTGTTAGCAACAGTTCCAATGGTAAGTTTGGGACGCTTCGCTAACACTCACCTGAAGTACGCTAAGTGATACTAACTCAGGGGGCACTAAGTAACACTAACTGCCCCCTCACAGTTAGCATCAGGCAGTATTTGCGATTAGCGCCCTTATATGTTATCGCCCGCTGCGTTTAAAATGCATGGGTCCCTCCTAACCTACAAAAGTATCACTTCGACCTTGTGTTTTCGCAATATCAAAAAATTTTTCGCGGGTAAAAATCGCCCATAGGGTTGATATATAAAACGGTTGCTAAGAAACTATGAGTGCTGATTCGATGGATTATGGAAGCGATTTAGATTATGAGGATTATTTGCAATTCATTTACAATGAGGAGATTCACATGTCAAAACCTACAATTGCTTACGAACCTAAGATTGATAAGTTTATCTTAGATTCGCCCGATGGGGAGCGATATTATTTCAGGGACTATGAAGGTGCCGAAGATTTTTGGATGTTAAACTTTAAGGAAGACGTTGATTTAGATGCCTAATTATAGAACAGTGACAGAGAGTATCGGTGCAGGACCCTCCACTATCGATGTCGATTATGAGGTAGGGTCTGCAGTGTCACTCAGTTATCCTGTAGGGACGTATAGTGCTGAAGAATCAGCGTATGTTGATACAGGAACTGCACAAGCAAATAGTAACTACAGATCAAAGAGATATTATTTGTTACCTTCGAGTACGTATAGACAAATCTGGAAAGTACCGAATGGGGTAACAGTAGATCCGTGTGACTCATCAGGGCAGACATGGTATGTTGACAGTTACAGTGATGGTGCAGATCGTATTGTATATTTGGCAGAGGATCTTACAGAAAGTTTAAATGGGGAGTATACAGGGTGTTGTTTTGATGAGAATGGTAATCAAGTACCAGAACCATCATTAAATCAGAAGCGTGTACATAACATTACGCTAGAGGGATTACAGTTTGATACTTATGGTAAGATCAACACAGCAACTGGTATAGAATATAAGAATGGTTGTAATACCGTCAGTATGGCATCTATCGTTCGTAGTGAGACCTTTACAGTAACATTCAACAGTATGTCTCCCAATATTGCGAGTAGTGCTCCATATCTGGACGATGATGTTACAGTTACACTAGAGCGAAGCGATGGGACTACTGTAACCGCCACGTCAAGTAGTGGGACCGTTACTATGAGTGCCACTGCACCACAGACGATTACTATTAAGATTGCAGGGGAGTTTGGGAAAAAACTCTTTCCTGAGGAGACGTGGGAGTATTACTACGAAAAAAATTCCGATTATACGGCAAATCCTGACCATCTAAACTTTGAGATTCAGTTACCTACGAATTTACCTGAAGGGATGACTCTTCAAGATCCTAATGATTATTTTGAACCGTATCGTATTGATAAGGATAATAATGGCGGATCATTGAATGACCTGAGTTTAGAAGTGCCGACTGGTGTATCGTTATTGGGATTTCAGAGTGATATTACAGAACGTGTAGCAGGATCATTCCCAGACCCTGAGACAGGATCATTATCACGTGCAGGACATAGGGACGTTATCTTTAGTTTTACCGTGACAAGTAGTATTCCTGCATTATCTACAACACCATGGTCTCTTGCTACAACATTACCAACAGGATCTTATTGTACCCATAATGGTAATACGTATTATGTGGAACTAGGTGGTACACCAGGTCAAGGTGATGCAGGTAATCCAACAGCAGTACCACCGATACCAGCAACACCTGCTGACGGTGGACCAGGTGGTACAGGGTTCTTTATTGATGAAAGTGGTATGAGATATAGGTATATACCCCCAGAGGGTACTGTAACCACTGCTGGTGCAGGTACATGGACTACTACACTATATGTAATGAATGATTATAGAATTGGTGTGGAACGATTTAATGAATTATTGAATGCTGCAGATGCAAGGAGGATTATAGAATAATGCCTATACCTACCGTTTACACACCTATTCAACCATCACCTAGTATTGTGATGAAACCCATTGTATGGGTTCCTAATATTTGGACTGCAGTTATCTGTGCTCCTGGACCTCCTCCTGTGCCAGAGGTGTTTACTGTTACTGTACCTAGTTTTACACCAGTAACATCACCTACTGCATATTTTGGTGATCCTGGTCTTACTGTTACATTAACTAGTACTAGTGGTGCTAGTGGTAGTGCTACATTGGGTACTGGTGTTGCAACAGCAACATGTACGTTCCCTGGTACTATCACTATGACAGTTACAGGTACATATACTGATTATCTGTTCCCTAATAAGGAATATAAGTATAGAAGGGATGTAGTTAGTCCTACACACCTCCCAGTGCCTGTTACATCGCCTTCTGGGTACGTTGCACAGTATGGTACGTTGAACCAGGGGTCTGCTCTTCAAAGAGGTACATATCTCAATCCCATTGGTGGTCTTCCTATTGCAGGTACTCCTGCTACTGGACTGATTGCAGAGATTGGTACTACTGATCATATGCAGGCATATTCTCCAGATCCCAACTTTATGATTATTGTGGAATTCCTAGTAGTCATTACAAGTAGTTGTGGTATTGGTGCTGGCACGTTTCCAATCAAGCAAATCGTCTATGATGACAAGGATATTGCATCACAGAGGTTTGTTACTGCGGTAAATAGTCAGACAGGTCGTAATCCTTTATTTCCTAAGATATCCCCATGAGAGGTTGTACATACGTTGGTGCTCTATCTACAGGGCATATTTGTTATCCACCAACAGCATTGCTAACACCTACGGGTGTTGCACCCCCAGTATTCGTAAATTTCATTTTAGGTGGGCGTATGGGCGATTTATTCGCTCCTCATGCGTGTCCTTGTGCAAAATGTCCGCCACCACACCTAGTAAGACCGATTTCTTCGGGTCCAGTTAACGTTTATTTCAATTTTAGACCGCCTGGACGCATCGGAGACATGATTGGATGCGGAGATCGCATCGCTCAAGGGTCATTTAACGTGTTTGCAGGTTTCAAATGACTTGACAAAGCGGAAAATTTCCTTTATACTACTGTTGTTCACGTAAAAAAACGCAAATTATGGCAATGCGGTCCAAAGTTGGCACTTCAGGCGTAAATTTCATGCCTGGAAAACCCAAAATGACTCGTCAAGGGTCATCACAAAACACAAAGTACGCTGCAACCTCACGTAATAACAAGAAAAAGCGTTATAGAGGTCAAGGACGTTGAGACCAGAGACCAGAAAATCCATGGAAATGCTCTGGAGTGCTAAATGGAACCTTCCAAAAGCAGCAGAGTACTGTAATCTTACTCTTAAAGAGATGAAAATTACCTTTAATGAGTACTGTAACTTCCATCCACCTACGTATAAAGAAGAATGAGTCAACTAGTCGTCAACTTACCAGCACAAAAGGTCTGGGTTCGTAAGGAATACCTTAGGGATCACGTTGATGGGCACGGCGAATTTGTAGAAGGCGTCTGGGTATCGGCAAAATCGATACCTGGGCGTGCTTTTTATTTTGAGACATACCTACCAGAGTATGCTGCAATGTTCGATAAACTGCCTATCAGTGCCTTTCTAAGCGAACCTAAGACCCCAGAGGTAGATCTAGACCTACCCAACCTGCAATTTTGGAATTGTATGGACTATGGAGTGCGTTGTATTGAGAAGCAATTCATCGGTTCTATGGACTTTGTGTGTCGAACTCGTCACTTTGGTGCAATGCCTGGTGAGTATTTGTTCACATTGGACAACTTCCACCCTGATGTAGACATCATTAACACCAATGTTAGTGAAGTTCCAGAGGAACATAAGTCACATAACTGTATTTTGTTGGAAAATGGGCAGTTTGCACTCTATCCAAACAACAGAATTAGGATTTTTGACCTGTCTATTACCCCTCAAGACCCGAAAACACCTGATTTTAAGGTGTCTACCGAGTATTATCAAGTTGAGCAAGGTATAAGATGGGGTAGATTGGGTGATACTGATGATTATTTCTGGAAAACACCCGAGGAAAAGAGTGAATAAATATAATTTGGAGATGGTAACCTCTCAAAAAGTTCTACCATGTCCGTTATTCAGAGATTACTAATGGCAAATTCCCCAATTCCAGACCAAAGTGAAGATTTTCGTAAATCAGGTATGGTTCTGATTACCGATCCAAGGGCAGATTACTACCTTAACAAGATTAGAAGGGTAAAAAAGGACAAGGAAAAAGAAACGTTTAGGAATTCTTGATATATAAAGTATACCAGGTGCTCTAATGGCAACAATATCCAAAAAATTTGTTGATCTTAACCCTAAGTTTGAAAAGCATCCTATTAGTGGTGATATACCAACCATTAAAAATGAGGATGCTATCAAACAAGCAGTTAAAAATATCGTCTTGACTGTTCGGGGTGAGAAACTATTTCGCCCATTTTTTGGTGCCTCTGTAAATTCTGCTCTATTTGAGAATTTTGATTCTACAATAGTTGACGATATGGCATTGAATATTGAAGATGCTCTTAATGCACATGAACCAAGGGTAGAAGTAATTGATGTTGAAGTTCTAGAAGATATTGATGATAACCAAATAGAGATCACTGTAAACTATAAAATTGTTGGAATTCCCTTAAATCAACAATCACTCAACCTCGTATTAGAAAGAGTATAATGGCGTTTAATCAAGTAACCAATTTAGATTTTGAGTCGGTCAAGAAAAGTTTAAGGGAATACCTGCGTTCTTCTGACACCTTCACTGATTATAACTTCGAGGGATCAGTCCTTACGCAACTGATTGATCTGTTAGCATATAATACCTACTATTCAGGATTAAACGCTAACCTAGTTGCTAATGAGGTATTTTTCGATAGTGCCTCGATTAGAGAGAATGTAGTTTCTCTTGCTAAGTTGGTTGGATATACCCCAAGGTCTGCAAAGTCATCAAAAGCGGTTATCACCCTAGATGTAATCGTCAACCCACAGACCGCTGCATTGACCCTGAAGAAGGGTAATTCGTTCTTGGGTAGTAATGGAGATGGTTCGTTTGTTTTTAGCGTCCTGGACGACGTTACAAGGGAAGCATACATGGATGCTAACGGTGTTCGTAGAATCACCTTTAGTGAATTGGATGTTTATCAAGGATCATTCTTAAATTTAAGTTATACTGTTGATACATCTACAAGACAAAGATTTATTGTCCCAAGTGCAGATGCTGATATTGATCTAATCAACGTAGTTGTTGATGAAGTTGATTTCAATATTCCACAAAGATATACTAATGTAAAAAATATTACAGAACTCAATGCTGTTGATAGAGTTTACTTTATTCAAGAGAATAAAAACGAACAGTTTGAGTTAATTTTTGGTGATGGCATTTTTGGAAGAAAATTGAAGAACCTGGATAATATCAGTATTCAATATCTTGTAACAAATAAGGCATTAGCAAACCAATGCAATGACTTTACCTTTACTGGTCGGTTAGAGTATGGTGGTCAAACATTCTCAGACGCAAATCCTACCATTACTGTTGTTAATGAATCAACAGGTGGTGGAAATCCTGAAAATATCACTTCAATCAAATATCTTGCCCCACGTTTCTACTCTGCACAAAAAAGAGCAGTTACTGTAAGGGACTATGAGACATTAATTAGAGAAATTTCACCTAACCTTGAGTCCTTATCTGTATTTGGTGGTGAAGAGGCAGATCCTCCACAATATGGTAAGGTATTCATCGTTGCAAAACCATTTGGAGCAGAAACACTTACTACTACTGCTAAGCAAAATCTTAAAAAAGACATTAAGGAGTTTTCTATCCTTACAGTCATCCCTGAAGTAATTGATCCTTCTTATCTGTATCTTGATATTGACTCGTTTGTCTACTATGACAATAATAAGTCAAGAAAAAATTCACAAGAAATTGAAAACGCAGTTAAGAACACTATTGTCGGATTTGGGGCAACTAATGACCTTAACAGATTTAATGGTAAGTTCAAGTATAGTAAATTAGTTGGTAATATTGATGATGCTGATAAAGGTATCACATCAAACATCACAAGAATTCGTTTAAGAAAGAATTTCCCAGTTATTCCTAACGTTTTTGCTTCATATGAAGTATGTTATGGAAATAGGATTTCTGAGAATACAGATATCGTCTCATCTGGGTTTAAAATTACAGGACAAGATGCAACTTACGTATTTTACTTAGAAAAAATAGCAAATACTAACACTATTGCTATTTTCCGTTATGACGGCACTAATAAGAGATACTTCAGTAAAAATGTAGGTTCTGTTAACTATGAAAAAGGCGAAATAAATATTAATGCTATCAATATTAATTCTGTCGTTGGTGATATTGGGTATATTGCAGTTTCAGTAGTTCCTAAGTCAAATGACATCATGGCATTGAGAGATTTATATCTTTCTATTGATCCAGCAGGCGTTAACGTTAGCGTAATCCTAGATGCATTAACTTCATCATCTAGAACATCAGGTGTCGGTCAAATTCCAGTATCTAGTTAAACATGTTTAACGATTTAAAAGTATCAAGTTCTATTGTTGGGCAAGTTCCTACTTACTTTGCCTCAGAATATCCTAATTTTGTCAATTTCGTAAAAGATTACTATAGGTACTTAGAAACCAATGGTAATCCTCTCGATCTCCTTAATGGAGTTCAGGATTTAATCGATATTGACACATATACGGGTATTGATGCTTCTGCAAATTTAAAAGTCAATATTGATGCTGATGATACTGATGTTATTGTCTCTGGTCATGTAGAATTTCCTAGAGCACAGGGATTATTGAAGATTGATGATGAAGTCATCATCTACAAGAAAAGATTTCATGGTACAGATGGTAATGGAGATAAAGTTACTACCTTTAGTGGGTGTACTAGGGGATTTACTTATAATGACTTATCTTATGATAGTGGATTTACCGTAAACAATGAAACGACTCCTGCAGCACACTCTATAAACTCTATAGTATACAATCAGTCGTATTCATACATTTTATATTTTCTTGAAGAGTTAAGATCTAACTATCTGGTTGATTTTCCAGCAAATATCTTAAATGATAATATTGGAAATATCAATATTAACCAAATTTTAAAAAAAGCAAAAGATTTCTATCTTGCAAAAGGAACTCCTAAAGGAATTGAGTTTTACTTCAAGTTTTTATTCCAGAAAAAACCAGAACTTCGTAATTACAAAGAAAACCTCTATGCACCATCAGAGGCAACATTTCAAAGTAAAAATATTGTAAGATTAGAGAGTTTAGATACTTACAATGTTCCTAGTTTGGTTGGAAACAGTATTAAACAACAAGATAAAGTATTTCCTGTTCAAACAGCAGAAAATGTATTTTCTTTTGCTAGTCAAATTTATGAATTTGAAATTTCAAACGGTGATCAGATATTACCAACACAATTTACGGTAGTTACAGCAATTCCAGAAACTGTAGGTGCTGAGAGAAGATTATATGTTGATTCCACTTACGGATTCCCAGAAAATGGCGTTGTAAGAATTAATCAGAATTTAGTTACGTATACAGGTAAAAGATCTAATTATTTTGAGTGTGATTCCTCATTAGATTTTGTATTAAGTAATTTTCAATCAACTAATGATGTTAATTTACTTTTAGGTGATATTGTATATGATAATAGCACTTTAGCAACTGCATCTGATGATCCAGGAGCATCATTTGTAGTTTATGTCGGAATTTCTGATGTTACCATTGAAACTAACAATATTGGTTATCAAATAGGTGATTTAGGATTTGTAAGCAACGTTATCGTTGAAGATAACTTGATTGTAAGTGGTTGGCAATTTAATGATACAATTCCATTAGATTTAAACGAATCTTTAGTTGCAGGTGTTACTAAAATCTATGTGGATGATAATTGTGTCTACATGCCGTTTTCTACGGTTCCCTATTATCCTATTTCTTACAATTCATCAACATCCATAATTAAAGAGCAAGATATCTATGTAAAGATTCCAAAACAATTTGAACAGAGTAATGAAGATGATAAAATTGATATTCCTACGAATAGTGCAGTTGGTGTTCTTAGAGATGGAACTCCAATTTTAAGTTGGAAGAGTGCTACTACTTTTACTAGAGGTAAAGTTGAAAGCGTAAGTATTATTGATGGTGGAAATAATTTTAACGTTAATGATCCACCTGTACTTTTAGTGGATGGACCTACTAAATTAAATTCAACTGATCCAGATGGTACTACAGCAGAAATTTCATTAGGTATCAATGGATCAATTACTGAGGTATTCATTACAGACAAAGGTTCTGGATATAGTCAAAATACTACAATTATCATTACAAAAAATCCAAGTAATGATGTAAATATTCCATTTAGAGATGCAGTCCTTAGACCATTAGTTGTAGATGGTAAAATTTCTAAAGTTAGAATTGTAGATCCAGGAACAGGTTATACTCACCAACCTACAATTCAAATTGTTTCCCAAACAGAAACAACCCCTGCAAATATTGAGGTAAATGTAACTGGATCAATTTATAAGGTAAATGTTGATAATCCTGGTTCACTGTATACACAAGACCCAGAATATCAACTTAAAAAGGGTGCTGGTGCTGCTGGTCTTGTTACCATTGAAAATGGTAAACTTTTAACTGTAGATTTAGTAAATGGTGGACAAAGTTATAAATCCGCTCCAAAAGTTAGAGTTGTGGATTCAACTGGTGGTGGTGTCGGTGCAGAGGTTGTTGCAACATTTAATAAGGCACAGGGAGCAGTAACAGGATTTGTAATTACTAATTCTGGACTTAATTACAATGAATTTAACACATCACTTGAAATTACTGAAGAAGGTTCTGGAGAGATTCTCCAAATAAATGTTGAGCGTTGGAATTTACTTAATAATTGGGATACTAACAATATTAGCAATTACAATACTGCAGATGGATCTTTACTATTAGATGGTGCTACTGTTGGTGGTAAAACAGAGCAAAGATTTACAATCTTAGGATCTCCTAAGAGATTAAGAATCGATGGTTTATCTCCAAACCTTTCAGACAATGCAAATCAAAATCAACAACACTCACCAATTATTGGATGGGCGTTAGATGGATCTCCAATTTATGGTCCATATGGATTTGCCGTTGCAAATGATGCTTCTTCTAGCATTGTTAAATTAACATCAGGATATAATAAATTACAAGCAACTTCACTACCAGCAGATTCTATTAGAAGAAGTACTACGTCTCCTGGATTACTTACAAATTATCCAATGGGATCTTTTGCTGAAGATTATGTGTTCAGTGATAATGTTCAAGGATTAGATTCTGAAAATGGTAGATATGGAGTTACACCTGAATATCCAGAAGGTGTTTATGCTTATTTCTTGACTATAGACGATGCTGATAGAAAATTAGGATTCCCATTCTTTATTGGACCAAAATTTAAAGGAAAAGTATTCTCTGATTTTAATATTCTAGAAACTTCAAACATTGAAAATATTTCAGGTCTAAGAAGATATCTAACTCCAGAAGGAAACGGATATCACAAACCAACAGATACTGGAAACTTTGTTGTAGAATCTATCCCATCTTCTACTGAGGCAGTTGTTGATAGTATTGATGTTCTTGCATCAGGTGCTGGTTATAAATTAGGTGATGTTCTTGAGTTTGATAATGAAGGGACAAGTGGATTTGGTGCTGCTGGTTTTGTCAGTACGATTAAAGGAAGAACTATTTCATCTGTTAGTAAAGCAACTTATGATTACTTAGAGTATGATGAGGAAAATATTCCATTTTCATCGGGTGCTGTTATTCAAACTGCAGGTAATTACTCAGCAAGTATCTATGCTGTAGATCAAAAGTTAAAGAGAATGTATTTAACTGGTGTGAATAATGGACCATTAAAAGAAGGTGTGCAAATTTTTGATACTAGTTTAACTATTGATCCTGGAATATCTACAGAACTTGCAGCAATTGATTCAACACTTGAATTTGACGCTGTAGGTAATAGAACAAACAATTTAGTATATCAAGCAGAATTAGTTGATAATGTAGATAGTGTTTCTGGATACCTTAGATTACAAAATTATAATCTTGGTAGTAATATCTCATTGTACACTGTTGGTAAATTTATCAGAATCAATACTGAATACTGTAAAATCGTTCAGGTATTTGCTGCCGACAATGCAATTCTTGTACGTAGAGGTGTTAATAAAACTGTTCCAGAAGCATATTCTTCTGGTACTAATATAATTCTTACTGAAGAACTGAGAGTATTTGATAGTAGTTTGTTTAAAATAAATGATATTATTCAATCTGGTACTGAGAAATTTAAAATTGTAGATATTCAAATATTTAAAGATGACAAAGTAGTTGGTACTAGAATTGATGCTGGTGGTAGTGGTAACGTTGGTACTTTCTATTGTTTCTTTGATGGTGTTCTACAAACACTCGCTGGTCAAGCATCTCAAGTTGTACAACTTGGTGCAGGTGGTAATGTAGAGGATTTAACCTTTACCCCACAAACAGGGATTACTAGTAACCCAATTGTACAAATTGGTACTTTGTCAACATATGATGCAGTTGGTCAAAGTTTCTTAGATGTTGATATTAAAGCGTCAGCATATAGGCATACATTAATTGTAGAGAGAGCAGCATTCGCAAGTGCTGCCGAATTTCATTTTGCAAGAAGTTCTGTTGATAGATTGAAATTTATCAATGGTATAGTTAAAGAATACGAAGAAGATAGAATTTTAGCAAAATTAAACTCTGCTGGTAATGGATTGGTTCAAAATGATTTTGTAAAAATTAGTGCTGCATTAAATCTTACAAATACTTATCAAATACAGTATAATTCTATTAACAATCCTCCAAGATTTGAAGTCAATACTGGTAATGGATTTGACCATACAATTTCTTCATTAGAATTTAATGAAGGATCTACCTATGTGTTTGAAGTAGCGAATATTAACTTAGGTGCTCTTACTGTTGAGTTTTATGGTCCTTCATTTGATGTAAATACTCAAACTACTACAGTTGGTAGAAAATATTTTGATGTTAATATTAAAAAAGTTATTGTTGGTGGCAATATTACAAAATTTACAATTTTCCCAGATGATTCTGATTTAACAGATTACATTATGAGAATTGGTGTTGTTGGTTCATCTGACTATAAGGATTATATTATAAAAACAGTATCTGAACCTATCAATGGTGAGTATAATGTTGTAAATTCTGCTTCTACTTATTTTGAGGTATACACAAAGGAAGATCCCCTTCCAGACGCTAGTTATGTTTATACTTCTAATAAAATTTCATATATTACTAGATCAAAAGTTGCAACAGGTGGAATTAATACTGCTACATTAACATCTGGTGGATTTAACTATACTACCACTCCTATTATTTCTAATGTTGTCACCACATCAGGAGAAGGTGCTATTCTTGAACCTATTTCTGATAGTATTGGTAAAATCAATAAAATTAAAGCAATATCTTCTGGATATGGTTATAGTCCAGATGTTACACAAAAACCATCTGTCATTTTCCCAAGAATTACAAAAATTAAAAACAATTTCATTGTAACTTCTTTAAGAATTGATGATCCTGGACAACAGTATATTTTTGCACCAAGGATTATTTTAAGTGGTGGTGGAATACCTGATAATAGCACAAACCATGCAATTATTGAAGCAGAGGTAACAAATGGTCGTATTATTGATATTGAACTAGTATTTCCTGGTATTAGATACAATAGTGCCCCAAGTATCGATGTAGAAAAATATTACTATGCTGGATTAACATCTAGTGGAGAATTATCTTTTAAATTTGCATTTAACCAGTATATTCTTGAAAATGATATCTTTAAATTTAGAGCATACTATGAAGAGAACGGTGTAGAAAAATTTGTTGACAGTAGTATTAACTTCTATGCTAAACTCAATAGTACTACGATCAGTGCTAGAGAAGAACCAGTATCAAACAATACACCTAATGTCAATCCAATGACACAGGTAAATTTACCTTCTGGTGCAACTCCAACTAGATATGAACTTATCTCACTTGCAAGGAAAGCATCGGTTACTGCTTTGGTATCTAAATCTCAATTTATCAGTGGTGAAAAAGTAACTGTTAATGGAGACCCTTCAAAAATTGGATTTGTTTCAAATAACAAGGGTTGGCAAGAAGGTAGTTCTATTCTTAGGATTGAAAATTATAATTACCTCATTACAGAAAATGATGAAATTAGTGGATCAGATTCTGGTGCATTTGGTATTATTGAAACAGCATTTGGTATTAGTGCCGTTACTGATGTTGGTGCTATTGTACAGACACCTAAAAAATTCTTAGATACTAAATCTTTCTTGGGTTCTAGTGCTCTTAGATTACAGGATAGTTACAGATATCAAAAATTTGCATATGAAATTGGAACTGAAGTTCCTTTTGATGAGTGGAAAGAAGGATATCAAAAAGCAGCACACCCAACTGGATATAATTTATTTGCAAGAACTGCAATTACTAATGTTGTTGGTAAACAAAATACCATTGAATCTGTTGTTAAGGTAGAAACAAATGTAAATGAAGTTGTAGCACTTAGGAGAAAATATAATTATCTTGTAACAAAGAATAATGGTTTAGATGAAGTTGAAGTTAAAAACAGATTATTGACAGACGTTAAAAATATTAAGAATTCTGTTGTTGCTGCTTTTGAAGATATTTCTAATCAATTTGATGGAATTGAAACAGCATTCCCACTTAAAGTAGTGGATCCTGTTACACCTACAGTCAAAGATGTAAATGGAAACGATGTTATCAATTATATTGAAAATTATGATATAGACCAAATGGTTGTTTTACTTGATAATATCATTCAAACTTATGGAACCTCTTGGATTGTAACTGATGCTGATAAAACCATCAGATTTACTTCAAATAGAAATTCTGGTGAAATTATGCCTAATGAGAAATTATATTACAGGCAGTTTAATGATGATACCGTTGTATATTGTATGACGCAGACAACAACTGCTGCTACTGATACATTTGATCTTGTACAAAAAGATGGTAATGTATTCCCAGCGGGTATTTTTAGTTCTATTGATGAAGATAACTATTTGGTTATTGTTGATGGTGCAGTACAGTTAAATTCTTCCTTTAGTATTTCTGCAGGTGGAGGTTCGCCTACAATCCAGTTTACAGAAACAATTCCAGTTGATTCTGAACTTTCTATCAGATATCTTTCTGGATTCTTAAAGAATGAATTTACCTCAGGCACAGTCACTGCTGGTGCTGCAATTACTTTAAGTAATAAACCAGGTGGCGTTACATCCAAAGATAGTTATTTTGTATTTGTTGATGGTATTTGTATTACCACAGACGACTTTGAAATTGATGGTAGTAATGATTTAGTATTTGATTACGGATTTGCATATGACTCATTGATTGTTATAATTGATCCTCTTGGTGTTTCTTTAGAAGAACAAGAAGAAGTTCTTTTATCAACAAAATATGATTATAAAGTTAATGATGGTCAACTTGTAATTCCAGTAGGATTTACAATTAACGCTGAAGATTATTTTGTTGAAATTGCTGGTATTGTTCAAACTCCATATATTGTATATGATACTGTTACTAGCGGTATTAGAAAAATTAACTTCTTTGAACCACCTCAAAGATATGTTGGTCCTGATCTTGACGTGGGTAGACAATTTATTGGTTTACTTTATCAAAGATCTGATGCTGATGGAAGTTTAGGAACTACTCAAAATTATCAGTTTGATGATATTAGTAAAAACATTATTCATACAAAGGAACCAATTGACAATTTCATCATTGGTGATTTCATTGTTAACTCAAATGAGTTAGTAAGTTCTATAATTACAGATAAAAATACCTCTGAGGTTAGAGTTATTATTGAAACTGGTCATAGTGGTGCAGTTGCTGCAGGAGCAACATTTGATATTGTCGTTAACTCTTTAACTAATATTTTTGTTGGAGATAGAGTTAAATTTAAAGCATCTTATGGTATGACAAGTTCTAGTGATGATGAACTTGAAATTACCTCAATTAATGTCGGCACTAAAACCATTACGCTTACAAACATTAGTTCTGGTTCTTTGACCATTAATATGGCACAAGATACTACTATTGTATTCTTACATCATACATTAACTATTGAAAATATTGTAACTGATGTATCAATTACAAATAGAGACAATGCATTTACAAATGGTCAAACTATTGTTAGTGGTTTTGTAAGTTCTCAAAAAACCAACGTAATTACAAGTGTTGATGAAACTTATGGTATCTCTACTGCTGATACTGTATTTGATGTTGCTGATGCAACAGGTCTTGCCCAAAATGATTATATTGCAATTGATAATTTTGAAATCGTAAAAATTACCAATATTTCTAGTAATACACTCACAGTTACTAGATCTCAGTTAAATACTGCAGCACCATTATTCCATGGCGATCAAGTTTCAGTACAAAAAATTATTCCATATACATTGACTGTCCAATCTTTCCAAAGAGGATTTGACTCCAATAAAAAAGAATTTGTATTGAAAGAGAATGGAATTCCTGTATTCATCACTTCAGATAAAGATATCTTTGTAATTGTTAATGGTATTCTGCAAAAGAGAGGATCTTCCTATAACTTAGTTGAAAATGGAACATCTTTCTCTACATTATTATTTGATGAGGCACCTTCAGATGGTACGCCATTCAACTGTTTCTATGTTGGTGAGCAGATTTCTATTAGAGATATCTCAAATCAATTTAATGGTGTTGAAACTGCATTTGACCTTCGTGATGTTAATGGTGAAATTTTTAGTTTAATTTCTAACGGAAGAGCAGAGGCAAATATTTCTGCTAACCTCATTTTGTTTATTGATGGTGTATATCAAATTCCATCAACTAGTGAGTTTGGAAGACAGGAAGCATATCCAGAGTCATTATCATCATTTAAATTGTTTGGTAGTTTGATTGAATTTTCATCACCTCCAAAATTTGGTTCTGAATTTGAAGGGTATATCTTTGTAGGTTCAGCAGATGATTATGAGAGTATTGATGTTGATGCTACTGTTGAGGCAGGTGACAGAATAATTCAACAAAATGAAGTATCGGAAAGGGGTATTATTAATATCCTTAGTGCAACTAGATTAGCAGTTACTAATTCAAATGGACAAAAGAACACAAATCCATTGTCTGGAATCAATCCAGGTAGTATTGGTGAGTATGGTTGGTGGTTAAGTGATTTGGTAAAAGATGCTAAAGTCAGAGAATCATTAAGATCTAGAAGAACTTTATCATCAGCGATTGCTACTCTCCCAGGTGGCGTGTTCCCATTAACAGGAGAAACATTATATACTACTGCGGTTCCATCCATTGAGATTGATGAGATTTCTCCTGATCTACCAACAAATCCAGATGATGATACAAACTTAATTATATTCTCATTACCAGCGGTGGGTCAATTCCCTGCTAGACAAATTAATTCAAGGTACACTACGTTTATTCCCAGAAACCCAGCAGTTGCTGGAGATAAGGATGAACTGCAAGGTGTCAAAGTTGGTACTGACTTACCATTTGATCAAATTATTCAGGTGCAATCTTATGATGGCAATGCTATTACAGAAACATTTGAAAATGATCCATCAGCAATTGGTATCAGAAGTTTCTATAATGGGGTGACATTCCTAAGTGGAAAAACTGCTAAGGTAATTAATTGGGATACTACTAACAATTATTTGTATTTGAAACTTGATGATCCAAACCAAGCTATTCAAGTATCAGATAGAATTAACGGCACTAACTTAGAATGTAGTGATCATGACCTTATTGCAGTATATCAGTCATTGACTGTTGGTGCCGAAGTATATTATAACTTCTAGTCCTATAAATAAAAAGAAAACTGTTTAACGATGGCGGCAATTTTAACCGATAGATTTAGGGTAGTTCTTGCTGAAAATTTCAGAAGAAGGGTTGCTTTAGGTGAGGACCCCCAGTTTGTTGACTCAAACGGCAATAGAACAGTAGATCCGATTGGATTGTATTTGTTTTTTGCAAAATCTGATGGTTGGACAAATAACCAACCAGTAAATCCTATTGATAATCAAGAAGCAGCGTTTAATATTTACGACCAAATGATTGGTCTGAAGAAAATTCCTTCTTCTGAAATTAGAGCGGTAATTCCAAATAAAACTTGGTCGTCTGGAACTACGTATGACATTTACCGTGACGATTATGGTTCTATTATTAATTCTACTAATAATGTAATCAATTATGTTGAGGGATTAAACACTGAAACTCATTTATATGAAACTGATTATTTTGTTGTAACGTCAGAGTATAAAGTATATAAGTGCTTAAGCAATAATAATAATACGGCATCTACTATTGAACCTTCTTCGACAACTAGTGCTCCATTTACTTTAGCAGATGGATATGTTTGGAAATTTATGTTTAGTGTAAATGCTAATGATTTTGAAAAATTTAAGAGCGATGAATATATTCCAATCCCAGAAGTTTCTGGAATTGATTTAAATAATGCTATTGCACCAGCATCAAATTACGGTGGTGCAATCTATAATGTTGTAATTAAAACACCTGGTACAAACTATACTGCAAACTCTGAGTTTGATATTATTGGAGATGGTCAGAACGGTAGAGTTAGAATTACCTCTACAGACGCATCAGGTGCCATCACAGGCATTAAAGTTCTTAACCCTGGAACTGGGTATACATTTGCACAGATCAACACCACAGGGGGTTCTAACGCTATTTTAGAACCAATTATTTCGCCTAAGGAAGGTTTGGCAACCACTGGCATGTTATTGGAGTTGGGTGCATATAGATTAGCACTTCATTGTAAGTTAGAAAACAATGATTTTGTGTTTGGTAATGATTTTAGTGTTGTTGGTGTAATTTACAATCCAGTAACTACTAGCAACTCAGCGACGTTGAATGGTGCTAGGAGAATGACTTTATCTTACTCCAATCCTGGTGTAAGTCCTTTATCGAATTCACAAGAAGATTATGACGATATTTTAATTTCTACCCCAGGCGGTGGTAGTGGTGCGTCTGGTAGAATTGTCCATTATGAACCAGACACTGTAAATAACATCTACACAATTTATTTCACACAAGAAAATCAATTAGGTGTTGGTCAAAATAGTAATGGTGCTAGACCATCTTTTGTAGATGGCGAAACTATTATTATTGGTTCTGAAACCGTTACTATTGACACTGTTTCTGAACCAGACATCGTAAGAGGGTCTGGAGAAATCATCTACATAGATAATAGGAATACAATTTCCAGAGCACAAGACCAGACGGAAGATTTCAAAATTATTTTAGAGTTCTAAGAGATGCCCCAGACAACTAACCTGAACACCCCTCCATATTTTGAGGATTTTGACGCAGCAGATAACTTTCATAAAGTTCTGTTTCGACCAGGATTCCCTCTGCAGGCGAGGGAACTAACAGTTCTGCAATCTTTACTGCAGGATCAAATTGAAAAGTTTGGATCTAGCATCTATAAAGATGGTGCTATGGTTATTCCAGGTCAAATTTCTTATGACCTGTATTATACTTCTGTGCTTATTGAGGATGAATATTTTGGTATCTCTGCTGACACAATTAAGGACTTTATTGTTGGTCAAACGATCATTGGTCAATCTTCTGGGGTAAAGGCGAGAGTTGTCAATTGCAGTTCTTCTCAAGAGTCGGAAAAGGGCAAAACGACTCTTTATGTTAAGTATACAAGTGCTGGAACTTCAAATACCGCTGGTACATTTCTTGATGATGAAATTCTTTTAGCAGAAGATTCTTTCAGTATTGGGGAAACTGTAATTCAAGCAGATACTGATTTTGCAAAATGTGTCACTGAAGATGCAACTCATGTTGGTTCTGCTGCAAAGATTACTCCTGGTATCTATTTTATTAAAGGATTCTTTACATCTGTTGCTGAGCAAGAGATTATTCTTGATCAATTTGGGGTAGCACCATCTTATAGAATTGGTCTGCAAGTATTAGAAACTATTGTAACTCCTGAGGATGATCAGACGCTTACAGATCCTTCTCAGGGATATTCTAACTATTCTGCACCTGGAGCACATAGATTACAACTACAAGCAAAACTTGTTAAAAAAAGTTTAACAGATCAGTCAGTTACTGACTTTATTGAACTTCTTAGATTAGAAGAAGGTGGTCTCAGAGAGATTGTAACTACTTCTAGAGCACAGATTGCCCGTACATTAGAAGATACTTTAGCAAGAAGAACTTTTGATGAATCAGGCGATTACGAAGTAAAAAATTATACATTTACAAAAGACGAATGCCTTGATGATGGTGTAAATAACGGTATTTTTAATATTGATGAGAAAACTGATCAAGACAATACACCATCATCTGATCTTTTTGAAATCAACGTATCTCCAGGTAAATCATATGTTCTTGGATATGAGATTGAAAATGTTGCAACAAATTACGTTGATATTGAAAAACCAAGAACTACTGATAAAGAAACTAATAAATTAATCTCTACAGATGCAAGAGGATTTGAATTTAGAACTGCTAAGGGTAACGAACCACTTTATGGAAATCTTCAACCTGCATACCAATCTCAACAAGTTGTTGCATTAAAAGATACTAATGGTGATGTAATTGGTTATGGTTTATTTGTTGGTTTTGAAACAGGAAGTACGTATGATGTTGTTAGAGTTGCTGCAATTAAACTACTAGGAAGTAGTGCTGTAACTGATATTACTGATATTGTTATTAATGGTACTATTAACTTTGCAACTAATGTTGCTAGTGGTGGACACCAATTTACTGTTAATGGCACTGGGGGAAAAACAAATCCATATTTGTTTAAAACATTCAATAATAACGTTATTAAATCACTAGAAGGTCCATCTGCTTTTAATGTACAGACAGTTGCTACTGGTACTATTAATGCTGGTGGGTCAGGTGGATCTGTAAATGTTCCATTCTCATCTTCAAATGTTAGTGATTATACATTGAGAATTGATGGTGATTCTACATCAGTTGCAAGACCACTGACTGGTGCATCACCAAACCTTAGTGGTGGTAACTTTGCTTTTACTATTTCAACTGCTGCAGGAACTGCAAATGATAATTTTGTACTGTATGGTCCAAAGAATGTTCCTAATCCAGTATTGAAACTCTCTTCTCTTAAGAAGATGAGAGTTATTAAACTTAGAGATATTGCGAATAAGTACGATATTAATGATACTACTTTAAGTTTAGGTCTTACTAGAGTATCGAAAATTCATGCTGTTTTTAATTATGATGAACCTGCATCGAATGATTTTAATAATGTTTATCCTAATGTAACTTATGGTTCTGGTACTCCTGCATTTAAGGCAGGGGAAGTTATTGTAGGAAGATCCAGTGGTGCAAAGGGAAGAGTAATTAAGCAAGAATCATCTACAACAAAAGTATATTTTGTATATGAAACTTCTTCCAATTTCATTCCCAATGAAGAACTTTATGGATATGAAACTGCATCAACTGCAATAGTATCTACTGTAAACTCTAACGGACTTACAAACCTTAAAAGTAGGTACTTCCTTGATGATGGGCAAAGAGCACATAGTTTTGAGTTCTCTACAATTACTAAAACAAATGTAGGAAGTTCTATTCCTAATGATACCTCACTATGGGTAGTTCTTGATCATTTTGAAGATGATAATGCATCAGGATTATTCTATACTGCTAATTCATACTATGATGCAAAGTGTGAAGAAATTCCTTCTTTCCAATGGGGTTCAGAACTTTATTATTTGAATGACTGTGTTGATTATAGAATTAATCAAACCGATGTATTTTCAGTTGGTAACGGTGAGTATAACACACCCCATCAAATTGATGCAACTCAAATTATTGCAGATACAAAACTTTCTAATTATGGAAATTATAATTACGTTTATTCAGATGAAAAACTACCTGCAGGATTTATTGAGGCAAACGAGGTAGAATATTATCTTGGTAGAATTGATCATCTTTATATTAATAAAATTGGGGAATTTGTTACGAAAAAAGGCAGTCCTTCTTTAGATCCTAAAGAACCTGGTGATCGTATCAAAAATGCTATGAAATTGATTAGCATTGAGATGCCTCCTTATGTTAGAAATTTAGATAATATTAAAATTTCTAGATTTGCTAACAGGCGTTATACAATGAAAGACATTGGTAAACTTGAAGATAGATTAGCAAATGTTGAATACTATACTCAATTAAGTTTACTTGAAAGTGAAACTGCTAACTTATTTGTTGCTGATGGTTCTGGATTGAATAGATTGAAGAATGGTTTCCTTGTGGATAACTTTACTTCACACAGTATTGGACAATCTAGTCATCCTAACTATCGTTGTTCTATGGATATGTCGTTGGGTGAATTAAGACCTCAACACTTTACGACTAATATTGGATTAGATTATGAAGAAGTTCCTACAAAATATATTAAAGGTGATACGTTGATGCTTGACTATACTCATAAGGTTATAGTTGATCAACCATTTGCTTCTGGTGTAGAAAATGTTAACCCGTTTGCTGTTGTTTCTTGGGTTGGATTTATGGTGGTTACCCCAGCAATTGATGACTGGGTTGATGAAGTTCGTTTACCAGAAACTCTTACTGAAGTCGAAGGTAATTATGCAGCAACTGCATTTGCAATGGAAGTAGATCCAAATACTGGATTTGCACCAACTGAATGGAATGCTTGGCAAACTGATTGGACTAGTACAAGTTCTAGTTCATCAAGTAGCACTCGTACTGAGAATTCAGGTGGTTCTCCTCCGATCAGACAGGTTACTACGACAAGCAGCAGTACTACGACTACAACTCGCCAAAGTAGAACTGGTATTAGACCTGAAGTTACTCCTAGAGTTGATAGAAACGTTCTTGGTGATAGAGTTGTTGATATTAAATATGCTCATTGGAAGAGGTCTAGAAACATTCAAGTCAATGCTCAAAGATTAAAACCAAATATTCAAGTTTATTCTTTCTTAGAAGGAAGAGATATAAATGCATACTCTACTCCAAAAATTATAGAAGTTAATGTTACTAGTGCAGATGCATTTGATGTAGGTGAAGATGTTTTTGTAAGTGGTAACGTTGGTAGAAAGTTTAGAGCAAAACTTAAAGCACCAAACAATTATTACACTGGTGAAGAAGGTGTAGGTGTTGGTCCACAAGGAACACTAAGTATAAATCCTTATACTAACACCAGTTTACCTGCAAACTATACTCCAAACACTACAGTATTGAATTTAGATCTTGAAAGTATGAACGATTTGGGTTCATCTGAGTATGGTGGTTACGTTTTAACTGGAGATACTTTAGTTGGTGCTACTAGTGGTGCAACTGCAACAGTTACTGCTAAAAAAATGATTGCTGATGAATCTGGTGGACTGCATATTTCTGTATTCATCCCAGATCCAGCAGAAGAGGGTAATCCAAGATGGAAAGTTGGTGAATCTAAACTTAGATTAACTGACTCAGCAACAAACTCATTTGTTCCAGGTGAAGTGGATAGTGCTGTCAATGGTACATATAGTGCTAGTGGAACTACCTTTAGTAAGCAACAAGACGTTTTACTTGTTAGAAATGCAGAAGTTGTTAACCATAATGTTAGTGAAAGTAGAACTTTAACAAGTACTTCTTCTAGTAGTTCGACCACTTTTGGTGGATGGTACGACCCTCTTGCACAATCCTTCTTGATTGAAGATGCAGGTGGTGCATTTGTTTCTAAAGTTGATATTTTCTTTAGAACTAAGGATAAAACTCTTCCTGTAACCATGCAGATTAGAGAGATGGTTAATGGTTATCCAGGACCAACTGTTCTTGCAACCATGAACAAAACTCCATCTCAAGTTAATCTCTCAGATGATGCAACTGCTGTAACATCATTTGAGTTCCCATCACCTGTATATCTTGCAGAACAAAGAGAATATTGCTTTGCAATTCTTACCTCATCTGTAGAATACAAAGTTTGGTTATCAGAAATGGGTCAGGATGACCTTAACGGTAATAGAATTTCTGAACAACCTTATGCTGGTGTTTTGTTTAAGTCACAGAACGCATCTACTTGGACAGCAAATCAATTACAAGATCTTAAATTTACTCTTTATAGAGCAGAGTTTGATATTTCTGAACAACCAATTATTAAATATAAAAATGATAATTCTGGATTAAAACAATTTGCTAGATTAAAAAATGATCCTATTGATCTTACAGTAAATGGTAACTATATGAAAGTTAACCATTACAACCATGGTATGCATGATCCTTCATCATTTGTTGAAATTAAAGGAGTAAGCACAGAAGAGTATGCTGAATTGGCAGATGATTGGAATGGAACTCCAGGTGGCACTGTAAAACTTAAAGGTAATAATGGATTCTTTAAGTATAGTAGTAATATTAATGGTGCTGGAGCAAGTGCATCTAATCCAGGATTCTTTAAAATTGGTGATGCCGTTTATACTTATGATCCATCTGCTGTACCTAATCCTAATGCACAAGGAGAGTATGATGTTGTAACAATTGCTAGAGTTGAAGGTACGATCCCATCAACTGGATTTAAAGTA